TTTTTTATAAATAATTTTTAGCAAATAACTTTTACGGAAGAAAGAACATGGCACTCTGGGGAAATAATGATGCTAAAGGATCTGGAGGTACAGTATCCTTAAATTATGCAACTCTTGAAGTTACTGGTAGTGGAACTACTTTTGGTCAAGTGGGTGCGGCAGCGACTGGTGATGTTATTAGATTTGGAACTGCTTTTGGAGTTCACTATGGCGACGCTGTAATCGTAGGTATTGCAAGCACTACGGTACTTTCAATTGCATCAACTGCCGGATTAAGTGGTGCTGCAATTTCCGGTGTTGCATTTGAAATTAGTGAATCTCCAAAGTTTGCTGTTCTTGATAGTCACTGGAATCAATCTACTGGGTCTGTAACTGAGACTTATACAGTTCTTAGAACAACAGCAACTGCTCCTGGTGCTGGTATTGGAACGAATAAGGTACTATTAGATAGTGTTATTGGAATACAGACTGGAGATGCTTTAGTTGGCCCCAATACTACAGGAGTCGTTGCTTCAATTGGCGCTACTTCTGTTTCTTTAGGTTCAACTCTTTCGGTTGGAATTGTTACAGGAGCAGCGATTTCATTTACAAGAGTAACTGGAGGTCACGAATCCTCTGTTGTTGGTATTAATACTACTTTAATGGGTGCTGCTGATTCCACTAAGTATGCACTAACTCACGCTGGATGGGTGGGTATTATGACTTATAGAGATAGTGAAGGTAATGTTAGAGTTAAGAGTGAAGTTTTAGTTGCTATGTCTGGAATTACCACAGGTAATACAAATTATCCACCTGCTTGATAATGTATGATTTTCAATGAATTGAATGAGGATAATTTCCTTTTATTTGCTATTAAACATTATGAAAACCCACAAGCGGTTACTAGAGAAGATTTTGAAAAAGATTTAAATCATTTTAAATATATTAAAAGGTTGTTAAAAAGATATAGGAGAGAAGGTGAATTAAAAACTCATCTTCTCTTAAATCATTTTATAATTCTTTATAATATTTTTGGTGAGGCAACGACTCCAATGTTGTTTTTTAAAATAGAAAGAGAACTATGGTCTTCCTTGAAAAGTTTTATAATTTTTCTTGGAAGATTTCCTGAATATCCTAAGACATCTCTTCACGATATACCTGTTGATATAAATTGCTTATCCGAACTCTATAAAATCTACAATGGAAAAGAAGAAGATTGATAAAGTTATTGAAGCATTTCGTCATTATATAAATTTGAAAGAAGAAGGTATGGTTACTGGTGGACCTACAAATAATGTTGGTGGAGGTCAAATAGCAGGAACTCCTGAAGCAGATCCAGGAAATCCACCAGTATTTAAGAAGAAAAAGAAAAATATTTATCTTGGAATTGGTTCTCGTAAAAGGTGGATGAAACCAAAAAACTAAATAATATTAAAACTACTTGAGTTATTTGTTTCCAGTAGTATTAGAAATAATAACTCATTCGGAAAATGTTTAATTCAAATACATCTGCTGATACAAAAATTGCAGTATTAGAAGAGCGTCTATCCTCTTATGAACTTATGTTAAAGAAGATAGATGAGGCAATTCAAATTATGGGAAAGACAAGTCAAAATATTAGTAAGATGCTTGCTGTTCATGAAGAGAAGATAGAGCAGTGCAATAAAGCAGATGATTATATTGGACGTTTGATTGAAGAATTGAAATTGGAGAATAAGGATCAGCACGAAGCAGTTACGGAAAGAATTGAGAAGGTTGAGAATAAATTAGAAGAATTCGTAAAGTTTCGTTGGATAGTTGTTGGAGTTTTTGCTGTTGTATCTTTTGGATTATCTCAATCGAATATGGTTATAGATTTATTAACCCCCGATTCTCAACAGATTCAAATAAAAAAATAAATAATTAAGTGTTGGCATAGGATGCCAATGAAAACTAAAAACCAAGCAACACTTTATTCCCTTCAAAGAATTACAAATTCGGTCGTAAAATGGACGGGACTTATGACCGCTTTGTGTCTTGACAAGACAAGGTAATCTGGTAGAATAGATGGACGCTTCAGTGTATCGTTATGGATTTTGTTGATGTTAAATACCTCAATTTGATTTCTTCTAGATTTCAAAAGTTTAAAAAGGTTAAGCATAACCTCTATAATTTTCGTTGTCCAATTTGTGGAGATTCGCAAAAAAATAAAAATAAAGCAAGAGGATATTTGTATCAAGTAAAAAATAATACAAACTTTAAGTGTCATAATTGTGGACTCAATATATCCTTCAATAACTTTTTAAAGCAGATTGATACTACAATTCACAAACAGTATATTTTTGAGAAATTTAAAGAGGGACATTCTGGTAAAAACTTTACTGTAGAGAAACCAGAATTTAAATTTGAAACTCCAAATTTCAATCCTAAACTAGATTTGCCAAAAGCATCAGAAAATCTAAACGCAAAGAAATATCTTGAAAGTAGAAAATTAAACTCAAATAACTATTATTACACTGAAAAATTTAAGGAGTGGACTAACTCTCTTCAACAAACATTCGACAGTGTGGATAAAGATGAACCAAGGATTATTATTCCTTTGTTCTATCAAAATAAGTTAGTCGGATTTCAGGGAAGATCACTTGGTCCCAGCAAAGTAAAGTATATTACTATAATGCTTGATGATGACGCACCAAAAATCTACGGTCTTGATAAAATACAAAAAGACAAAACTGTTTATATCACAGAAGGTCCATTTGACTCCTACTTTGTTCGCAACGCGATTGCTTTGTGTGGAGCTGATGGTGATGTTAGTCAGTTCGGTATTAGTGATTTTGTTTGGATTTATGATAACGAACCACGTAATTCAGAAATCCACAATAGAATTTCAAAAGTCATTGATCGTGGAGAAAAAGTAGTTATCTGGCCAAATACAATAAAAGAAAAAGACATTAATGAAATGATATTATCTGGACTAAATGTACAGTCCGTGATAGAATCTAATACTTATTCTGGATTAGAAGCAAAACTTAAGTTTACTACTTGGAAGAAAATATGAGCAACGGAACAAAAGTCATTAAAAGAAACGGTCGTATTGAATCACTTGACCTTGAAAAGATGCATATAATGGTTGAAGAAGCATGTAGAAGTCTTGCAGGGGTTTCCGCAAGTCAAGTTGAAATGACTTCTGGCATTCAATTTTATGATGGAATTACAACCGCAGAAATTCAAGAAATCCTAATTCGCTCTGCTTCAGATTTGATTGATTTGGATCATCCAAACTATCAATATGTTGCAGCCCGCCTACTTCTTTTTGCAGTTCGTAAGCAACTTTATGGAAAGATGAAGGAACTTCCTCATCTTGAGCAGCATATTTACACTTGCGTAAATGCTGAAGTGTATGATAACGATATTTACAACAAATATTCAAAAGAAGAAATTGATAAAGCCAATTCATATATTGATCATGACCGCGACTATTTGTTCACTTATGCGGGCTTACGTCAGGTCGTTGACAAGTACCTTGTGCAGGACAGAAGTTCTGGTGGGGTATATGAAACTCCTCAGTTCATGTATATGATGATTGCTCTGACAATCTTCGCAGAGTATCCAAAAGAAACAAGAATGTCATATGTAAAGAGGTATTATGACGCAATCTCCAAACACAAAATCAACATCCCAACTCCCATCATGGCAGGAGTGCGAACGCCACTTAGACAATTTGCTAGTTGTGTTCTTGTTGATGTTGATGACACCCTCGATTCTATCTTTAGCAGTGATATGGCTATTGGTAGATACGTTGCACAGAGGGCGGGAATCGGCATCAACGCTGGTAGAATCCGTGGCATCAACAGTAAAATCAGAGGGGGAGAAGTTCAACATACGGGTGTTGTACCATTTCTCAAGAAGTTTGAAGCAACTGTCAGATGTTGCACGCAAAATGGCATACGAGGTGGATCCGCGACAGTCCACTTCCCAATTTGGCACCAAGAAATAGAAGACATTTTAGTTCTTAAGAATAACAAGGGAACGGAAGATAATCGTGTCCGTAAACTTGATTATTCTATCCAAATCAGTAAGTTGTTCTATGAAAGATTTATTCAAGACGGTGAGATCACGCTTTTCTCCCCACATGATGTACCTGGACTTTATGATTCTTTCGGACTCTCTACTTTTGATGATCTCTACTGTTCATATGAGAAAGATCCGTCCATTCCGAAAAAGACTCTTAAGGCACAAGAACTTATTCTTAACCTTCTCAAAGAACGTGCAGAAACGGGTCGTATCTACCTTATGAATATCGACCACTGCAATTCTCACTCTTCTTTTAAAGATAAAGTGAATATGAGTAATCTATGTGTTGCTGGTGATACAAAAATTTTTGTTGAGGTTGATTTGGGAAAACCTGATGTTTTTGACTTATGCGAATCAATTGCTACTGATTATGTTTCATTAATGTCTAATGTATCTTTTACTATTAAAATTGAAGATTTGCAAAAATTGATTGATAATGGAGTTAAAATTGAAAATATAAAAGTTGCTTCTTATAGTTTTGAGGATAATTTCTTTTCTATACAACCAATTACTGCTTTTGCACAAACTTCACCAAAAGCAAAGGTAATGAAAATTACTGACGAAGAAAGCGGTAAAAGTATTGTGGTAACACCAGATCATAAAATATTCACAAAAAATCGTGGATATGTAATGGCAAAAGATCTAACTGAAACTGACGAATTAATGATACTTGACATATAAAATAGATAGGAAGTGTAATGTCTGTATTTTATAAATAGTTATGAGATTACACTTCCTATAATGAAAACATATATTGTTTATAAAATTACCAATAAAAAAAACGGAAAACCTTACATAGGAAAAACAGAATACTCTTTGGAGCATCGTTGGTCTCGTCATTTATCTTCGGCAAGAAATGGTTCTAAATTTAGATTTCATTCTGCAATTAGAAAATATGGAGAAGATTGTTGGGACTTATCTGTGATTGAAACTTACCAAACTGAAGATGAAAACTTTATTAATGAAAAAGAAACTCACTTTATCAAACTCTTTGAAAGTGATAGTAAAGGTTATAATGCCACTTCAGGAGGAACTGGTGGTTGGATGCTTCCAAGATGCTCACAGGAGGTTCAGGAAGAGTGGAGAAATGGTATTTCCATAAGAACTACTGGTTATAATAATCCAAACCATTCTGGTTATAGTGATGAACAATTAATTGATTTTGGAATGAAGTTTATCAACAAATATAAATTTATTCCTGGATTAAAAAGATTAATTAAATTCTGCCAAAAGGAATTGAATGTAGAGTTTCCTAAAAGTTTTTCTAAAAATAGATTTGGAGGAAAAAGAACAAATTATACTAAAATTCTTGAAGAAAGAAGTGGTTTAAAATTTAATCCAAATCATAGGACTTTAGAAGAAAGAAAAAATCTTGCCGAAAAGGCATCTGTAAATTCAACTATTATGTGGCAAAACAGGAGAAACAAAAATGCTTAAGATTGAATACTTAGAAGAAGAAATTCCAGTTTATGATATTACAGTAGAGGATACTCATAATTTCTTTGCAAATGATATTTTAGTTCATAATTGCCAAGAGATTACACTTCCGACCGATCCTATTCAACATATCGATGACAATATTGGAGAGATTGCTCTTTGTATTCTTTCTGCTATTAATGTTGGGAAAGTAAAGTCGGATGAAGAACTAGAAGATCTTTGTGATCTTTCTGTTCGTGGACTTGAAGAACTCATTGATTATCAGAAGTATCCTGTAAAGGCAGCAGAGATTGCCACAAAGGCACGTAGATCTCTTGGAGTAGGTTTTATTGGTCTTGCTCATTATCTTGCTAAACTTGGATTCAATTACGACTCTCAGGAGGCATGGGATGCCGTAAATGGACTGTCTGAATCATTCCAGTATTATCTTCTGAAAGCATCCAATCAACTTGCTAAGGAAAAAGGACATTGTGAATACTTTGGTCGTACTAAGTATTCTGATGGTATTCTTCCAATTGATACTTATAAAACTGACGTAGACGAAATTTCTTCAATTCCATTACAACATGATTGGGAAAATCTTAGAGCATCCATCCTGGCTCACGGTCTCAGGCACTCAACACTG